AGAGTGGGTCGATGTATGTCGTTTATGGGCAAAAATCGAGCCAAGCAGTGGTACAGAGTTTATGCAGGCGCAACAAGTACAAGCCGAGCATATAACGAAAATCACGCTGCGGTACAACCCTAAAATCGACGTTATGCACCGCATTAAATACGCAGATAAAACCTACGAAATTATAGCGGTTGGGGATTTTACCACCTCGCATAGGTGGACGATAATCACGGCAAAGGAGATGGTATCGGATGGGCTACAGTGCAAAGCAGAAAAAGGTGAAAGTGGCGGTGGAAGGAGCGAGTACCCTTGCGAAGGATCTGAAAGCGATGGAGGATGCTGCATCATCTGTACTGATGAAGGGTGCTGAAGCTGGCGGGCAAATCGCACTTGAAGATGCACGGCGTAATTGCCCCGAGGACACGGGCGCATTAAAGCAGAGCCTCCGTCTTGAAAAAGATAAGGCTACGGCTACAAAGGCTACTGTCAAGGTTGATTACGATAAAAGCCTGAAATACGGAACGCACGTCGAACTCGGCGCAAGAGGCAGACCCGCTAATCCCTTTTTACGCAACGCCGTGGATAAAAATATAAATCAAATCAACGAAGAAATCGTGCGAGAAATCTCAAGGGCGGTGGGTAGAAAATTATGAAAGATATCTGTCAAGCGGTATATGAAAAATTACTATCCAACAAGAAAATCGTGGCGCTTATCAAAGACAGGGTCTATCCAAGCGTCCTTCCCGAAAACGCTCCCTTGCCCTCAATCGTATATAGCCCTATCATAAGCAATTACGATTCAGCGCTCCAAGGGGATACGGGATTTGTAAGGCAGACCATTCAGTTCGTGTGCCACGATAGAACCTTTAAGAAAGCACGTGAACTTTCCCGATTGGTAAAGGCTACCTTTCAGGATTATTACGGTGATATGTGCGGTTTGCATATAGAAGCCGTTTTTATTAAAGCGGACTACGACTACAACGGCAACACCTCTCTCAAATTCAATATGGAGGAGCATATGTCGAGTATCGAGTTCGAGTTTCATTTCAACGAAAAATAGGAGGATACAATTATGGCAGTTGCAGGTAAAAACGGCAAGGTTGTCATTGGCGCATCGGCTACCGAAAAGGTGGTCGGCATTAAGAACTGGTCACTTGAGCTTTCCCTTGAAACCCTCGAAACCACGGCTCTTGGTGATGATTGGAAAAATTACATCACAGGCTTAAAAGAGTGGACGGCAAGCTCTGAAGGTGACTATAACGTCCCTACCGACACGGCGGGACAGAAGGCTCTGCAGGATGCTTTCCTTAACGGCACAATCGTCAAGGTAAAACTCTATGTGGATGCCACGAATTATTACACGGGCGAGGCTTATATTTCGAGCCTTTCCATCGAAGACCCCGTGGACGACGTTGTTTCTATCAGCATTGAGTTCACAGGTACGGGCGCTCTTTCTTTTGAAACGGGCGGTTCGAGTAGCGGAGGTAGCAACTGATGAAGAAAGGTATTACTTATAACCTCGATAAACCGAGAACCCTGCGTTATGGTATGAACGCACTTGCAAAAATTGAGGATATTACGGGCAAGTCCCTGATGTCCCTTGACCTTAACAGCGTAGGCGTAAAAGACCTTCTCGCTATCGTTTACGCGGGTCTTTACCACGAAGATAAAGACCTCACTATCGAGAGCGTGGGTGACCTTATTGATGAGTATTCCTCAATCAACGAGGTTGCAGACAAGGTCGGCAAGGCGCTCACCGAGGCTTTTGGCAAAACAAAGGCTAAACAGGGGGAATAAATGAGACCGCCTTTGACCTTTCCGAGTTTTGCGATAAGGCGGTCATTTACCTTGGGCTTGACCCAATAGCGGTGACAGAATATACGCCTTATGAGATTACTTTACTCGCAAAACAACGCAGAGAGGCGCAATACTGCGAGTTTGAAAATCTCCTATCACTTGCGTGGCACACGGAGGCGCTTGCACGGCAACGTAAACTTCCAAGCCTTGAGCGCATTCTTAAAAACGTGCGTAAAAAGCCGAAAAAGGCGAAAAACTCGGCAAGTGATGCGATTCTCAAAGCAATGGCAGCGGAAAAAGGCGTAATCATTAAATAGGAGGTGAGGATACTTGGCGGTAATCAGAAACTTGGTAGTCAAGATTGCGGCGGATATATCCTCGCTATCAAAAGGACTACAAACCGCGCAAAAACAAATCAAAAAAGTGGCATCGAGCCTTACCAAAGCAGGAACAACGCTAACGGCGGGTATCACTGTTCCCTTGGTAGCGCTCGGTACTGCGGTTGTAAAAACATCACAGGATTTTGAGCAATCTATGGCGAATGCCGCTTCGGTTGCGGGTGCTACGGGTGAAGAACTACAACAGATGACCGACCTTGCAAGAGAAATGGGTGCAAAGACCGTATTCTCTGCATCGGAGGCGGCGGATGCTCTTTACTATATGGCATCGGCGGGTTATAAGGCTGACCAGATGGCAAGCTCCATCGAGGCAACGCTGAACCTTGCATCGGCAACACAGAGCGACCTTGCATTTACCACCGACACAGTTATTTCGGCTTTAAACCAATTCGGCTTGGAGGCGAGTGAGGCAGAGAGAGTTACCAACGTCTATGCAGCATCCATCGGTGCTTCGATGGGTAGCATGGAAAAGCTCGCAACCTCTATGGGTTACATCGGCCCCGTGGCAAACTCCCTCGGTTGGGAGATTGAAGAGGTCACGGGTGCGCTTTCCGTGCTTTATAACGCAGGCTATGACGGCTCTACGGCGGGTACGTCACTCCGACAAGCACTTGTTTCACTGATGAACCCGACGTCAACCGCCTTGAAGGTGTTTGAAGAACTCGGCATTAATCTTGAAGAACTCGACCCTACGACCCACGACCTTGCAAGCATTCTTGATACGCTAACGGCGGCGGGAATGACTACGGCGCAGGCAATGGAAGTGTTTGGTGCAAGAGCAGGTCCGGGTATGCTTGCGCTTATGAGCGCGGGTGGTGATGCTGTCCGTGATATGACCGATGCGGTAACGGGTACAAATATGGCCTCTGAAATGGCGGCAACACAGCTTGATACCCTGCAAGGTCAAATGGCGGAGATTTCCTCAATGGTTGAGGAGATAGCGTTACAGTTCGGTGACGTGCTTATCCCCATTATCCGTGAACTACTTACAAAATATATCGTTCCGTTGATTAACCGCTTTATGGGACTTTCGGCAGGAACGAAGAAAAATATCGTAACCATAGCCTTGTTGGCGGCGGCAATCGGCCCATTGCTCCTTGTAATGGGTAAACTCGTATCAGGCGTAGGCGCAATTATAAAAGTAGGTTCACTCCTTTTCTCAAAGGTAGGACTTATTATTGCGATTATCGCAGCCGTGGTTGGCGTTATAGCCTACCTTTGGAACAACAATGAGGAGTTCCGAAATGCGGTAATAAAAATATGGGAAAAGATGAAATCCGTCATTCTGAAAGCCGTAGAAGCAATTAAAGAGTGGTGGGATAAAAACGGCGAAAAAATTATTAAAACCGCCACCTCATTGCTTCAAAAGTTATGGGCGGTGGTAAAGAAAGTATTTGAAAAAATCGGCAAACTTGCGAAAAAAATATGGCCTATCGTAAAGGATATCGTTATCGATACAGTTTCCGCTATTCGCTCTTTTTGGGATGAACACGGGGATGCGATCATGTCCAAGGTCATAGCGGTGTTTACGACCATATGGAACATAGCAAAAAGTTGTTTTAACATCATCTACGATGCGGTAGTAAAATTCTTGAGCTACCTTCGTCCGATATGGGAAAACATCAAAAAACTGTTTATGTCCCTGTGGAATACGCTTGTGGCACTTTACGAAACTTTAAAGCCTGTTTTTGACCTAATTGCGGGCGTTGTTATGACCCTTTACGGCGTAGTTTCAAGCGTTATCGCAGGCATTATTCAGGCACTTGGCCCGTTTATTAACGCCGTCATTGACGTCGGGCAAGCAATCCTTGAAATCATCCAGCTTGTTTGCGCCGTCCTCCGAGGTGATTGGAGCGAGGCGTGGGAAAGTATGAAGGCGGTTGCAACCAATCTGTGGGATGCAATAAAAAATATTTTCCTCGGCATTTGGAAGTTCATCCAAGGTTTCTGCGATGGAATGGGTAAATTCTTCGGGGATATGGGTGATACGATTGTCGGCGTTTTCAAGAGTGCGTGGGAAGGCATATCATCCTTCTTCGTCAATGTCTGGGACGGCATCGTTTCCGTCTGCACTTGGATTTGGGATAAAATTACGGGTCTGTTTTCGTCTATCGGTGACTTTTTCGGAAACCTTATCTCTGATGCATTCAATTGGGGTAAAGGTCTTATCGAGAACATTTGGGAAGGCATACAGGCAGCGTGGGATTGGGTTGTTGATGGTGTGGAAAGCATCGGTCAAGCAATATCCGATTTCCTTGGCTTTGGTTCGCCTACCAAGAAAGGTCCCGGACACACGGCAGACGAGTGGATTCCCAATCTTATGAACATGATGGCGGAAGATATGTACGCAGACATTCCGCTGATTCAGCGTGCGGCAATGCAAGTGGCATCGGCTCTTAATCTTACGGGCGGAGTTAACCGAGGAATGGTCGGTACGGGGACAAACCCCAACGGAGACCTTCTCAACGGACTCCTCCAAGGTATGATGGCTATGAACGGCTTTACCGCTGATGATGGCAAAGAAATCGTTATGCAAGTGGACGGACAGACCCTTGCCCGTATTATTATGCCGAAGCTCACAAAAGAATATAAGCGCAACGGAATCAATCTTGCGGAGGTGTAATTATGGCACAGTTCTTCAACATCAATAATAAAACCATAAAGTCCCCGAGCGAGATATCCCTTTCATACGAAGACCTTGATAAAGCGGAACGCACGATTGACGGGACGATGGTGGTAGACCTTATCGGCATTAAGCGTAAAGTGGATGTGTCGTGGGAGTATCTTTCAAAAGCGGATATGGCAGTCCTTGCGGGCGAGGTCAAATCCCGTAATTTTGTTACGATTGCCTTCCACGATAACGCCACGGGAGCGCTTACAACGATGACCGCCCGTCCCAAGGATTTAGCGTATCTGCCTTATTACGATTGGGCGAAGGCGCAAATAATGTGGAAAAGCGTGGCTATTTCCTTTGTGGAGAGGTGATGGTATGAGCTATCAAGATAACCCCCGCAAAGTTTACGGCAAGGTGGAAATCGTATATAGCGATGCCGATATCAGCAAGGATATCACGACCACCGAAAGCGGTAATTCTCAAATCAGCCACCCAAACGAGGTGTACCTTGGCTATACGTATCCTACAGTGCGCGCTTGCACGATGGATGGACATAGTACAATGGACGGCACCTTTCAAATGATAGACGATTCCGTTGTCTGCGGTTGGTGGAGTGGCGCACTTTCGGGTGCTGACGGCACTTTTGCAAGTCCGCCATACATCGAACTTTTCTTTGTGCAAAGACCGATTATTTCTTGGAAAATCAAGGGTGATATAAAGCTCGGTCAGTACCCCGTGGATTTCACTGTGCAATATAAGCATAACGGCGCTATTGTGCGGACGGATACTGTTACGGCGAATACCTCAAATGCGGTGGAACTTCGTCCTATGATTGAGGACATAACATCCGTAAGGCTTACAATACAAAAGTGGAGTACGCCAAACGCCTGCGCAAAAATTATGCAGTTTTTCGAGATGCTCTATGAAATGTACGAAGGTGATGCTTTGCAAATGTTCGAGGTTGGCGAGGAACTCGGCTCGGCGGATGGTAATTATAATATCAACTCCGATACGATGACCGTTAGCCTTCATAACACTGACCGCAAATTCGACAGAGGCTATCTGCGTTCCTTGCTGATTCTCGATAGAAAAATCAAGCCCTATCTTGGCATCGAAAAGAACGGAGCAATCCAATATACCGCACTCGGCACTTTCTATTCCAACGAGTGGCAAGTCAGCCAAGACACCCAATGGGTAAAATGCAGTGGCGTAGACAAACTTTTGCGCTTACAAAGCAAAACCTATGTAGGATATCCGTTGACGACAAATGCAACGCTTTACGATATTGCCGTGGATATTTTGCGTAAGGGAGGCTTCACGGATGACGAGTTTTCCATTTCAACAAGCCTGAAAGACATATCGGTGGGAATGGCGTTTATGCCAAAAACCACGATATGGGATGCGCTCCAAGAAATAGCCAACGCAGGGCCTTGTCGTATTTATATGGATAGAGATGACCGAGTGATAATAAAAGCGGAAGGCGAAAGCACCACTTTTAACGACATTGAGATTAACCCCTCGAATATGTTTTCTTTCGTGTCCAATATTACGCTTACGGAATTTGCAAACAGCGTCAAGGTGGAATACTACGATGTTCTGCTTTCCGATGACCTTGTGGATACGGCTGAAGTTTCCATTACCCTTGGCGCATACGAAAGCAAAAGCATCTCGCTTGGGTATTCGTCAGAGGTCGCATATGCCTCTGCAGTATCCGATAACGCCAACATCCGCATCAGCAATTTTGAGGGTGGTGTTGACGCCTGTAATTTTACTTTGCGTAATAATTCGGGAACAGCGCAAACGGCTACGATTACTATATCGGGCAACGCCATCGAACTGACCACGCACACGATTTATGTGCAGGATGAGGCGAGTATCAACACCTTTGGTATTGTGGAGTATTCGCATCCTGCAAGTGAGCTTGTTCAGAACCAATCACACGCGGAGCGCATCGGTAGAGTTCTTACCGAAAAAATGAAAGCAGGCGAAGGCGTTATTACCGCTACTTGGCGTGGCAATCCCGACCTAAAACTCGGTCAAACGTATGATTGCGAGGACAGGTTCGGTGATACAAAAAGACTCATATGCGAATATAACAAATTTACCTTTGACGGGAGCTTAAAACAAGAAACCCGTGGAAGAAAAGTATAGGAGGTACTATGGCAGATTGGAAAGAACCCAAAACGGATTATAAGGCGGAAGACCAAGTCACGCCTGATATCTTCAATACCCTTGGAGAGAACGAAATCCACTTAAAAGAAATCAGTTGTCATGTGGAGCAACAGGCGGCAAGCGGTACGACAGTTACCATAAGCGGTCTTGTTTTTGTGGAGGTGTGAGATGCCCTACAGACCTAAAATTAAAAACACAGACGGCACATTGACCGATTTGCCGATAGAGGCGGAAACTGCGGTAAAACTTAAAACTTCCCGCAGTATCGGTCTTTCTGGCGTTACCGCTACTTCTCAATCCTTCAATGGCACAAAGGCAATTACAATCCCGATAACCGCCGTTCCTGCAACCCTTTTGACGGGTACGGCAAGTATCAATACCACAGGCGAGGCGGGTTCAGCAAAGAACTATAACACCTCGGAAGGTACGATAAAGACCAAGTTCGCTGACCTTGATAGCAAAGCGGGCAAATTGCTCGTAGGCTCGACCTATTATAGTGCAAGGTCAACGACCACGACTACCGATACGGGACAGGCGGGTTATATCACTTTCATTTTATAAGGCGGTGGAGATATGGCAATCAAAATAGGAACGAGTGCCGTCAAGCGCGTGTATCTCGGAACTTCCAAAGTCAAATATATCTACCTCGATAAAAATCTTGTCTTTGCCGACCCGCAAGCCTTGACCCTTTCCTTGGGAACGGGCGTTGCATCGGTAAGATATACTGTCACCGAAAAGGACGGAAAACAGACAATAGGAACGGCTACGTCAACAACCACGATAACCGTTGGCTATGGCGCAAGCGTTACCTTTTCTGCAACGGCCTCGGCGGGTTATACGCTTGGGGCTTATACCGCAACGCACACCATAACGGCAGATAAAACTGTATCCTTTACGGCAACGATTAACGCTTACACTGTTACGATTGACCTTAAATATAGCGGCACCGAGTGGGGTGATAGCGTTGGGGATAAAATCGGTACAGTTCAGTATTCAACCAACAACAGCACTTGGACGACCACCTCGGCAACAAGCGTTACTGTGAATTACGGCTCTAAAATTTATATCCGTAATGTTTCCGCAGCGCCGGGATTTAGTTTCAGTTCGCTGACCTACAACGGCACGGCGCAAACGGCGTCGGGTGGCGTTTATACGATTACGGCAACAGGAAATCACTCCATTTCCGTGAACTATACATCGACAACCTCGACATCGTCCGCAACAATGCACTACGCATCGAGTACGACCACAAACTCACTTTCGAGGTCAGCTTGGACAGTTACTTGCAATATTGCTATTGCGGTATCCGAATGCGCGGCAGGAACGGCAATTGCTACGATACCTTATCAGTACAGACCCGCTACTGCAAAAACAGTTACTTGTACTTGGTGTACGACCACCACAAACGGAAACACCTCATCGACCACGGCAACCATTACCATCAACACCAACGGCACGATAACCTCAAGCCTTGAATCAACAGGCTCGGGTTCTGCAAGCGGTGGCGGCAAGTGGGGTTCATACTCCACGGCGTGGTCAACGGCTATGACGATTTCGACAACGTGGAGCGTGAAATGATGAAAAGGATAGTTCTTATAAGCGGAGGGTTGGATAGCACAGCCCTCCTATATAAATCCCGCAAAGACCTTGGCGCAGATGCCGTTGTAGCGCTCTTTTTCAATTACGGGCAGAAAAGCTACAAACAGGAAATCCGTGCCGTGGCGCAACTGACGGGCGGAATCGAAGTGGTGGTAAAGGACATCAAGGACTTGTTTTCTGAAAGTCGCAGTTCGCTCATAGATGAAAACCTGCCCATAACAAAAATGGTAAAAGGCTTTGATGGCTACGAATTTGTAAGCGAGGGTACGGAGGTAGAGTTCCGCAACGGAGTCTTTATTTCGTGCGCCATCTCGCTTGCAATGCAACTGTTCCCGACGGAGAGCGTAGAAATTGCCTATGGCGCAACGAAGATGCGAGAGCCGTACATTGATTGCACAAACGAGTTTGTCAGCAAATTTGACGGCTTGTCAAGCCTCATAAGCGGTGGTCGCATCCGTGTTGTTGCACCCTTCCTTAAAAAAGGCAAGGATGAGGTGTGGGAAATAGCCAAGGAATGCGGTGTTCCTATCTTCGCAACGTGGTCTTGCTACGATGGTGGGGATAGTCCGTGCGGGCGGTGTCCTGCGTGCTTGGACAGAAAGATATTGGAGGCAAGAGATGCTAATCACAACTGAACATTTTAAGAAAATATACAGAGAAAACAAGGTGAGCGTAACCTGCCTTGTTTTGATAATTAACAACGAATGCAACGCAAATTGTAAAGTTTGCTTGGCAAAACAGATATTTAAGAGCAGTCTTTGCAAGGAAATCTGCGAAGGATACACCGCAAAGTGCGTGAGGTGTTGCGACCACACGGCATCTGACGAAGAGTTCTATGCAAGGCTCAAAGATATCCTTTCCACGATAAATAGCCCTATCGTGGATATTATCATAACGGGCGGTGAGCCGACCTTGTCAAATAGGTTTATTCCCACCTTGGAAATACTCGATAAATATTCCTTCCCGACCAAAGAAATTGAGCTGGAAACTAATGGCGCAGGGCTTGGGGATAAAGAGATAGCCAAGGCACTTATAAAGCATAAAGTTCAAATCCATTTGAGCCGATACGGCAAGAGTGATGATGAGAACCAAGCGGAGTTTGGCTTTACCTCCCATGCAACGACCAACGCCGATATTGAAAGGTACGCAAAGACCTATGGTGACCTTTTTGGGGTCAGCACAGTTCTTCTTGCAAACCATATCGATTCGGCAGAGGCAATGCTCGATATGATGGATGCGTTTTCGGAAATGGGGGTCAAGCACCACGCATTTTTAGAGGTTATGGCGGATACCACGCTCCGTAGCGCAAACAAGGAAATTCTCAATTATTACGATAAATTTCGTGTTCCTATCGAGGTTCTTTCACGGAATTTGGAATTGCTCGGTGTAAAGAAAATAGCGGACGAAGGCAATGAGTCCTATCGTTTTATTACGCATGAGTACAAAGGCAGAGTGTTTACGATGACCGCTTCCGACCTATCCAAGCAACATAGGCAGGAAACGAATAATGGTTTTTCGAGGTTTCTCATAATGCCGTCAGGGGAGATTGGTGTCAATGGAATCGAGAAAAGGTGAAACTCTAATAGCAATATTTGTCGCAATACTTGTTGTATCAAACGTATTAAGCGCAAAGCTCATCACCATAGGCCCCGTAATCGTCCCCGGCGGTATCGTCTGCTATGCGATTACATTCCTTATCAGTGATGTGATAAATGAGCGTTACGGCAAAGAATACGCAACCCGTGCGATGAAAATAGGGCTTGTGGCGCAACTCATCTGTTCGGCATTGATAGCCTTGACAGTAGCGTTGCCGGGGGCGGACAATTCGCTCACCTCGGCTTTTAACGCAGTGATGTGTACAACGCCGTGGTTTGTTATCGCAAGCTTTGTAAGTTTTGTGTTTGCGCAAACGGTGGACATTGCTATTTTCCATGGTATCCGAAAATGGCTCACGAGCAAGGGGCGCAAGTGCAAGTGGGTGTGGAATAACCTATCCACTATAGCAAGTCAAATAATCGACACGGGTATATACGTAACCATAGCATTCGGCATAGGACAGGGCTATTTCTTTTCTGCCGATATGCGATGGCTACTATTACAGATGGCAGTTAGTCAAATCATAGTAAAGGTGGTACTCGCAATAGCGGATACGCCTTTATTTTATGCCTTGACAAGGAGGTGAAGTATGCGAAAGAAACGCTATAAAATTACGCAAGGTGAGGCATTCAGTATCGCATTTTTCCACGTAGGCTTGCCCGTTATAGAAGGCGAAAAATATGAGATAACGGAAAAGGATGTGTTGACGTTCACTATCAAGCGTAAGAACCGAAAACCCGTCCTTGTAAAAACTTTCCCCGGCGAGATAGACAAGGAGGATACCGACAATTTCTTTGTGCATCTCACCGCAGAGGATACCGAAACGCTGCCGTGCCTTTGTTATCGTATGCAACTTACGATAAACCTTGAGGGGCTTGGAGATGAGGTGTATACGCTTGTAAATAAAGAATTGGAGGTAGTGGCGAAATGAGTGAATGCAAAAGTGGTTGTGGCGAATGCGTCCACGTCGAGCCGTTTAGAACGATTACCAAAACCTATCATGGTGTGGCAAACGATGCAACGGAAACGCTCGTGGACAATAAGGCGCGCACCATAGAGGTTAAACTTAAACCTCAACAGTATCAAAGCAAATATGCTTTTCCCAACAGAGGTGACCCGTCGATTATTTATATTGACGTCAAGGACAACTTCTCATATCGTTGGGACGAAACCACAGGTCAATATGTCTGTATCGGAACAGACTATAGACAAATAAAAATCATTAATGGAGGGTCAGCAAAATGACAACTGAAAGAATCTTGGATAGTAGAATCCAAATCCGAAACGACACGGCGGCTAACTGGAAGGCTGCCAACCCCGTCCTTCTTAAGGGCGA